CAGATATATTTGTCCAGAAGAGAGATAAAATAGTGATAAATATAAGAGTAGCCAGACATTGTTTTGGGATTTATAAGAGAGAATTATTATTATTTATATATATATATATATTTATATATTTTATTATTACCTTTAGAAGAAAGATCAATGGGTTATGGAGAAGTTTTGAATGTTAACGTTAGCACTATTTGTAATATTCTTTGGTGCTATAGCATTTTGCTGCGTTTCAGCTTATATTGGTGACGTTCTAGGAGGATTTCATGGCAAAAGTCGGCCGTCCAACAACGTATAAACCAGAATACTGCGAAATTGTCATTGAAAAGGGCAAAAAAGGTGGCTCTTACGCTGAAATGGCCGTTGCTTGTGGAACTGTACGTGCGACTTTAGATCGTTGGAAAGAAGAACATGAAGAATTTAGGACCGCTCTCGCGTACGCACGAGAATTATCGCAGGTATGGTGGGAAGAAACTGGCCGTACAAACTTGGGAAAACGGGACTTTAACGCTCAGTTATGGCTCAAAAACGTGGCTTCCCGCTTCCGGGACGATTATGCCGAACGCCGCATCAACGAATTAATGGGCAAAGACGGTGGTCCTGTTCAAATTGAAACCAAAACCATCAAATCAGCCGAACTCGATGATGATACGCTGGAAGCCCTTGAATTGGCCTTGGCATCGGCCATAGAGGCTAAATGAACGCTCCGGTTCATATTCTCCACAAAGGCGACAGAATCGACGCTAAGGCTTCCCTGCTGGATATCAGACGCGAACGGGCGTTCCGGTCCCTTCCAAAGTTCATTGAGTACGCATGGCCTGTCGTGGAGCCGGGACAACCCTTTATCGACAACTGGCACATCCACCTCATTAGCGAAGCCCTAACGGCCATCACTGACGAGGTCATGGTTGACGATGAACGATACTACAACCGCCTGCTGATCAACGTCCCTCCCGGCACAATGAAATCCCTGCTGGTGAACGTGTTCTGGCCTGCTTGGGAATGGGGGCCACGGAATATGCCGCACTTGCGGTATGTTTGCGCTTCCCACTCCATGAACAACGCCATACGCGACTCAACCAAGATGCGCCGCCTTATCGCGTCAGACTGGTATCAAGAACTGTGGCCTCACGTTAAGTTGACAGGCGATCAGAACCAAAAGACTAAGTTTGAAAACACTTCCACTGGGTTTCGCCAAGCTCTTGCCATTGACGGTATGACGGGTGCTCGTGGCGATCGCGTGATCATCGATGACCCCCATTCGGTTGATTCGGCCAATTCAGAACAGCAGCGCAGGACAACCATCGAAACATTTAAAACCGCTATACCGACCCGTCTTAACAACCCTGACAAGTCTGCCATCATCGTTATCATGCAGCGCCTCCACGAAGAGGATGTATCCGGCGTAATCCTAGAAGAACAACTGGGCTACGATCACATCATGCTGCCCATGGAGTACGATCCCGATCGTGCCGCTCCAACCATGCTAGGCCTTGAAGACCCCCGAGAAGAAAAAGGCGAACTGCTATTCCCCGATCGGTTCCCGGCTCACGTTGTGGAACGCGAAAAGAAAATCATGGGGTCATTTGCTACGTCCGGCCAGTTCCAACAGCAGCCAACCCCTGACGATGGCGGTATCATCAAAAGATCTATGTGGCAGCTATGGGAAAATGAGAATATATTCCCAGACTTCGACCACATCATAGCGGCCGTGGATACGGCTCTTAGCGAGAAGTCCGAGAACGACTTTACTGCCATGACCGTTTGGGGCGTGTTCTCCGAGGATCCGGTGGCGTCAGCCGCCAAGACTGGAGAGGCGTACCGCGTAGAGCGTACCTACAAACAGCCCCATCCGAAGGTCATGTTGATTTACGCTTGGCAAGAACGGTTACCATTCGCGGGGGTAGTGGATAAAATTTCATGGACCTGTAATAAGTTCCCGATCGAAAAGGTCCTTATCGAAAACAAAGCCGCTGGAATCCCTGTAGCGTCAGAACTACGTCGCCTATATGCCAATGGTAAATTCCACGTCCAATTGGTTGATCCAGAGGGAATCGACAAAACCGCACGGTTATATTCTGTTCAGCATTTGTTCCAAGAAGGCCTCGTATACGCTCCTGACAAGGCATGGGCTGACGATGTCATTACCCAGTGCATGCGTTTCCCAAAGTCCAAGCATGATGACCTAGTGGACACGGTGGCCTACGCCATGCGATACTTACGCAAAACTGGTTTCATTCAAAGGGCTGACGAGGTTCAGGCGGAACTTGATCAAATCAGGGTTCATCAAGGCGCACCGCCTGCGCCACTATACGGGGTCTAAAGCATGCCACTCGCACCGTCCAACCTACGCTTACCAGCGGATCCTATGCCAATTCAAGAAGGTCTTGACGGCATTGAAATAGAAATGGTCGAAGACGGGCCAGAGCAGGGCTATGACGAGCACGGCAATCTTATGTCGATTGAGACCCCAGACGGGGCTATTACCATCACCTTAGACGGATCCCCTTTACAACGGGCCGAGGATGAGGGAATGGAAGGATGGTTCGAGAATTTAGTCCATTTGATAGACCAAACCGAACTTTCTGAGATATCTCACGATCTACTCAAGGGCATACAAGACGATCTTGAATCGCGCAAAGAATGGATAGATGACCGTGCTCAAGGCATTAAACTTCTTGGTCTCAAGGTGGAGATCCCCGGCTTGGCAGGCGCAGCGGACGGAGCACCCGTTGAAGGTATGTCACGCGTTCGGCACCCGCTCTTGCTCGAGGCAGTGCTACGTTTCCAAGCCAACGCACGGGCAGAACTATTGCCTACGGATGGACCCGTAAAGATCAGGGAGGACAACAACAATGCTGACCTTGCCTCCGACCAGCTTGCCAACGATCTTGAAAACGACCTTAACCACTACCTCACGGCCACTGCCAAAGAGTATTACCCTGATACCGACCGAATGCTCCTCATGCTGGGCTTTGGCGGGACGGCGTTCAAGAAAGTATATTTCTGTCCCCTACGCGGTCGTCCAGTTAGCGAAAGCGTCGATGCCGACGATCTAATCGTAAACAATGCGGCCACCGACCTGTCCAACGCCAAGCGTATTACCCACCGTATCTACATGCGCCCGTCAACTGTAAAGCGTATGCAGATCCTCGGCGTATATCGTGACATCGACCTGTCAACACCAAAAATGTCTCAGTTGGATGCCGCGCAGCGTGAAAAGAAGGCTCAACAGGGTATATCTGCCGATCAAATGAACCCCGACGATCGGGACCGCGAAATTTACGAATGCTATTGTGAATTAAATATCAAAGGTTTTGAGCATCGTCATAAAGGCAAAGACACTGGTTTAGAAATCCCATATCGAGTAACCATTGATGTATCATCAAGAGAAATCTTATCCATTGTACGAAACTATGACGAAGATACTAAAGATCTACCTGAACCCCGCCAAAACTTCGTCAAGTACACATTCGTACCGGGGATGGGCTTTTATGATCTGGGTCTCCTGCACATCCTAGGCAATACAACCAACGCACTAACAGCCGCATGGCGTGAAATGCTTGACGCTGGTATGTACGCTAACTTCCCCGGCTTTCTCTATGCCGACACGGGTGCAAGACAGAACACCAACATCTTCCGTGTACCACCCGGCGGTGGAGCATTGGTCAAGACTGGCGGTATGCCGATTAGCCAAGCCGTAATGCCGTTGCCGTACAAGGATGTGGGCGGTGGTCTTATGTCTCTCGTTGATAACATTGGCCAGACGGGTATGCGTATTGGTGGTACTGCGGAACAGGCCGTAGGTGAAGGCAAGCAAGACGCCCCTGTGGGAACCACGATTGCGCTCATTGACCAAGCCACCAAGGTGTTGAACTCGGTACACAAGCGTATGCATGCATCGCAAGCGGAAGAGTTTGAGTTATTGGTACAGTGCTTCCGTGAAAACCCAGATTCATTCTGGCAGAAGAACCGCAAGCCTGCGCGTAAGTGGGATGAGCAGACGTTCCTTCGTGCATTGGATCAGGTTGATCTGGTGCCACAGGCGGACCCAAACACGGCATCGCAAACGCAACGTCTCATGAAAGTGGTGGCCCTGAAACAAATACAAGCTCAAAACCCATCCTTGTATGATCCAATCGCGATTGATACGGCCGCACTTCAAGCAGTGGGTTGGTCTAACCCTGAACAGTTCATGATACCTGCCTCTGCCCGTGGCGCACCACCTCCACAAATGATGCAGGAAATAGCAAAGCTGCAAATCCAAAAACAAGAGGCGGACACTAAGGCGCAAGCCGTACAGGGCAAGTTAATGCTTGATCAAGCAAAGTCCAATCTTGATAAGGCTCGCGTCATGCAAGAACAATTGAAGGGGCTGGGTGGGCCTACGGATATTGAACGCATGGAGTTGGCGATTAAAAACAAATTAGCCGATGCCAAGGTTATGGATACAAAGTTTAAGGGCGTAGAGTTGGGTGCATCTATGCATAACGATGCCATGAAGGCTCGGGTTGGTGAAGAGGAAATGCTTGCCAAAGAGCGCATTCAAATGATTGACTTGGCGCAGAACATAGCCGTGCATCCTGAAAGCGATGCGGTTGTACGTAATCTTCTTGGCAATGTGATCCCTGCCATTACGGGTGCTAAGTGATGCGCCGCGCCTATCGCAAAGGTGGTAAAGTGGAAGGCTCAATATGGCACGAGCGGGATTCCGTTAACACTGGCGGAGACGTTGAAGGCTATAAGGACGGTGGATCTCCTGAGAATGATATTGTTCGTCAACGGTTAGCGGCTATTCCATCAATTGAACATGCAGACCCTGCCATGCGGGAAAAAGCACTTGGTATTGCACAAAAGACCCACGCATTAACTTCTGATTATGAACCAAACCTTGGCCAATCTTTTTATAGCTTTAGAACACCCACTAGCCCTGAAAACGTTCAGGCTACAGTAAATCCGATACCCGGTGTTAATCCTCTTAACCCGCAAAAGCAAACATACGAACAGTTCTACAAAACCGCTAAAGGCGGAACACTGGTTAATCTTGGTGGTGACCGTTCTCGGCTGGGTCGGCTTACGCATATCCATGGACAAGAATTGGCTTGGCCCGTTGATCTTCATGCGGGTCCGCAATACATGCTGGAACCCAATAAGGGTGCGGTGTGGGCTAATGCTGCAGGACAGACGACAAGAAACAAACGATTAATTGAAGATTTGCAAAGAAAAGGACCAGTATACGGGGTGTATTCTCCCATGGGTCCAAAGTCGGTTGATTCATCGTTCCAAATGTCAGACGCGCTTATGTCGCAATTAGCTAAACAAAAACCAGAACCAGAAATGGTTAAAAAGTTTGATAAAGAACTTCGTGCTGGTTTGTTTGAAGAGCCTGCTAAACGCGATAAGGCTGTTGAAAAAATGAAAGAGTGGCCGGGCCTCGATGACCCATGGGCTGCAAGAAACTTTTTAAAGACATTACCGGGTACGACACGCAGTCTTATTGTTAAGCATATGGACAAGTCGGGGTATCACAAGGCAGGGTTCCCTCATGTCGGTATGACCAGAGTAGCATTGACTGATCCAGAACTGCTTAAAACTGGCGGCAATATGATTGGTCATCGAGTGGTTGAACTCACGCCACAGAGCATCGAGGCATCCGCGTTTGAACACAATACATATCCAGAAATAACAAGCGGACGTTATGTGGCAGACATACCGTTGGTTCAGCGTCACTATGCTTTACCGGAAGCAGTAAAACAATTTGCCGAAGAGCCACATAAGCCGGGCGTTTTGCATCCATATTCTGAAAATCCTAATGCCCGTTCTGGGTTTAAGAAGATGACAGAAGAGCAGAAGTTGCTGCAAAACATTGATGAGCCGTGGCTTGAAAGTGTTTTAATGGGAATAAAAAACCAATCTAAATACGGATTTAAAAAAGGTGGGCGTGTAGCGTACAAGAAGGGTGGTAAAGTAGAAGGGTCTATTTGGCATGAGGACGATATTGGCATGGGCGATGAACCCGTACAGCCACACGCCTTACTGCACCCTGAAAAAGATCCCGGCAAAGTAGGCGTTATATCATCCAAGGTGTTAGAGGAGGCAAATGAACTTCCCAAGATGGGAACTATTCATTGGCATAAACCTGTGGTTGATCAAGATGATCATGTGCAACGCACCATACGCCATCGGTTAAATGATTTTACTATTGAAGAGCGCAACAATTTTGCAGCAGGTGGCCGTGCTCATTTTGATGAAGGTGGTATTACTGAACACGAATCATTAAATGCTGTTGCCCGTGGCGAAACAGAACGTGCCGAAACCGACGCACCTGCCCCGAGCAAAAATGAAAACAATGGTAAAGGTGATTCGTTTGTGGATCAGGCTGGTCAAGCAGCTAGTGGTCTTGCAAATATGTTTGGTGGTTTTTTTGTATCACCTGCGGAAGCGAGAGAGGTTTATACGCCCGGGGCTGGACCAGTAAACGCACCATCACAGGAAGCTCGATCGTTTGTAGGTCCGCATGAAACATTAAATGCGGTGTTGGGAAGCGGCAAAGCGGATATAGCGCCTACAGGATTAACCCGTGGTACGGCTACGCCAGAAGATACGGCTAAAGCAAATGCCGCAGAAGCCGCCGCAGAAAAGATGGATATTGCATTTGGTCCGCCGCTGGGAGTTGGGACAACATTTAATACTCCGCCTTTGCC